ATCTACGTACAGAGGATCAAGAATCCGCAGACGGTGTACATGGACCCGTCGTGCCAGCAGCCGGATTACTCCGATGCGAAGTACGCGTTTATTGTCGAAGATTTAACCGAGGATGCCTACAAGGAACGCTACCCCGATGAGGATTTGTCGAGCGCTGAGGATTACCGGTCACATGGTGACGGATCCCCGGTCTGGCGTTGGGAGGGCGGGGTCAGGATAGCGGAGTATTTCTGCCGGCACACGCGCCAGGAGACGATCGTGATGCTTCAGGATGGCACGATCCTGCCGCTTAAGGATGCTCCTGAGGGCGCACCGGTAATTCGCAAGCGCGTTGTCGATGTGCCTTACGTCGAGTGGTCCGTCATCAACGGGGAGAAAATACTCGAGCAGGCCGAGTGGCCAGGCAAGTATATTCCGCTGATCGGCGTGGTTGGGGAAGAGTACGACGTGGACGGCAAGGTGTCGATGGTGGGCATGGTGCGGCACGCGAAGGATGCCCAGCGGATGTTGAATTACTGGGAGTCGGCGAAGACCGAGATCATCGCGCTCGCCCCGAAGGCCCCATTTATTGTGGCCGAGGGCCAGATCGAGAACCACGAAAAGGAGTGGGCTCAGGCAAATAGCAAAACGTTCGCGTATTTGCAGTACAAACCAAAATCTGTTGGTCAGGAGATGGTTCCTCCTCCGCAACGGCAGGTGTACGAGCCACCGGTGCAGTCGATTACCGTGGCGCAGATGCAAACTGTGGATCACCTGAAGGCGACCACGGGCGTATACGATGCGAGCCTCGGCAACCGTAGCAACGAGACCACCGGGGTAGCGATCAAGGCGAGGCAACTGCAGGGCGATGTCGCCAATTACCACTACAGCGATAACCTCGCCATTGCGATCACTCACGAGACCCGGGTATTAATCGATTTAATCCCGAAAATATACGACAGGCCGGGGCGGATTATCCGGATAATCGGCGCGGATAATACCGAGAAGCAGGTCCCGGTCGGGATGCCCTTCGACGATCAGGGGATTCAGCGCTTATACGATCTAGGGCTGGGGCGTTACGACGTGGTGGCGGATGTCGGACCCTCGTACAAGACGAAGCGTGAGGAAAGCAGGGAGGGTATGCTGGGGTTCGCGCAGGTGGCGCCGGAGCTCGTGCCGCAGTATGCCGATCTGTATGTCGAGTCGCAGGACTGGCCGCTATCGGATGCGATTGCCGAGCGGGTGCGCCCTCCGAATATCCCCCCGAAAGGACAAGAACAACTCCCGCCCGCGGCAATGCAGCAGATTAACCAATTGCAGCAGCAGAATCAGCAGCTACAGGAATCGCTGCAACAGGCGACGGAAGCACTGAACGTCCAGAAGATTCAGATGGACGCGAGTGAACGCATGCAGGCTCGGGACATCCAAAGCAAGATGGCGATGCTCGAGCAGAAGCTCGCGAGCGATCAGTCGAGAGACTCGCAAAAGAACCGGGTGACGGTAGCGACTACCGAGTCGAAGGTGGACAGCCAGGAATCGATTGCGCAACTGAACGCGGAGACGCGGCTGGTAGCGGAGAAGATGAAGCAGAATGGCCCGCCGCGTCCGCCGTTGACCGCGTTTGAACGAGAAGACTAGATGCCCTACCCTGCCGGCGTAACGCCCCCGGTGACACAGCGCCGGAACATGACGCCTGAGGAGATTGCTGCCCTCTGGAATGAGCCCGGGATCACCCCAACGCTACCGCCGTTGAATCCGATGGATCTGGCGATGCTGGGGCTGAGCGGTCCCGCGGAAAGCGCGGGGTTACCCCCAACGCTGTTGCAGATGGTCAGATACAAGAGGCCGGGGGTATCGGCGTTGGCACAAGAAGCAGCGGCAGCATATCACCAGACGCCTCGAGTAGATCCGATTGGTGCGAAGAACACGGTGTTTCATGCAACCTCTCCGGAGTCTGTAGAGAGGATTCTAGGTGCGGGAGAGATTGTTCCTGATCCAGGCCAATTAGCGGATTCGGGGTTGAGGTCCTGGCAGGAGTACACCAAGCTTCGACCACTTGAGCGAGAGGCTCAGATTCCCACCGCGTATTTAGATCAGGCAAAGCAATTGGCGCAGCAACGCGGGATTGCTCCCGGAAAGATCAAGGGCGCTTATGAGCGAACATCCGGGCGGGAATCGGGCTCGGTCAAAGGCGGAGATTTCGGTTGGTTTTTACGAGATTTGTTTGGAGAGGGAACAGATGCCGCCTTAGCGCAGTTCGGGTATCGGCAGACGCCGGAGGACTACGCTCAAGTACGTGGTGTTTCTGTATCTCGTGTTCCGCGAGTGGCGAGCAAAGCCACGAGGGCTGCCTCGTTTGTGATCGATCCGGAGAAGATGGGCCCCTCGCGTCCGTTCACTGAACCGGATTACCAGAAGACTAAGGAATTGCAAAACTCCTGGTTCACAGGAGAGGTCCCGATGAATCAGCAGTTCGAGTTTGAGAACCGCACCTACGATACGGCTATTCCTCGAGATGCGATTCGTGAATTGTGGCTAGACAAGGCTGCGATTGGGGCTGACCCGTTGTATTGGGGATCGGGAGCGGAGCGTCCGCACGACATAGCCGAGAGGATGCGCGAGATTGCCAAGCAGTACGGGATTCCGTTGCGTGAGTTTGAATCCGGGCGTGAGATGCATGCCGGTCGCGCCACGCTATCGGATATGGCCAAAAGGAAGAAAAAGTAGATGCCTGCTTTCGACGTGGCGGGGGCCCGGAGAGCCGGTTACGACGACAAGGAGATTCTGTCGTATGTGGCCGGCGAGGAGAATCCGGACCTGTTACCCGGCACCGATGCGGAGAAGATCCGCCTGTTGCTGGCCCGCAACGGGAAGCACATGCTGGATGTCGAGTACCTCTCCCCGACGCAGCTAGAGCCGATGCAGGAAGTGCAGTTTCAGGACTGGGCAAAGCGCAACAAAGTCCGTTTGGAACCGGGATGGAACGAAGACTACGACATGCGTGGTCTGTGGAAGGCAAACCCGGGCGCTGTCCCTGACCCGAGGGGTCACTGGCCGGACACGTACAAGCTGCCGAACCACCCTACGTTCTCGGATCAGTCGGTGTATGCAACGGAGGATGCGCCCCGGTGGTACGGGAAGCGGCTGATTGACTCGCAGGGCAAGGTGATTGCGGATGAGTCGGATGGCCCATTAGACCTGCCGGAGCTTCCCGCCCCAACGTTGCCGCAGGGCCTGAGTGGTCCATCAGCCGGCGTTCCCGGCAGCGTGCCGCAGACGGGTGAACGGCGCAACCTGACGCCTCAGGAGGCTGATGCGTTGTGGAGTGAGCAGGGGATACAGCCCACGCTACCACCGACTTCGCTACTGGACATGGCCATGCTGGCGACTAGTGGCCCGGAGCAGGATGCCGGGATTCCGTTGTCGATGCTGGCAGCAGTTCGCAACAAGAAACCGAGTGTATCGGCATTGGCGAGAGAGGCTGTGGAGCATACGGCTGTTCCGAAAGCTACCCTACCCCGGTTGACTGACAACTACTTAAAGCCACTTTCGGAGTACACGCCTACGCTGTACCGCGAAACGAATATGCCGGGAGTCATGGACTTTCTCGAGCACAACGTCAATCCGCCTACGGTATTGCACGGTTCGAATCTTCGCGATCTGGCGTTAGGGCAAGGCACGAACAAAGGGGTGACGGTCGAGCTCGACACCAAAGGGTTAAAGGGCCAGGTCAACACGCGTAAGCCGTCATGGGAGATGTCCTACGGCAAGGGCGAAGCCGAGTTCGAGATCAAAAACCCCACCAGCGAAGCATTGCAGGAATCCGTGCGCTCTATCACCGTCAAGCCCGAAGCCTTGAAGGGCCGGGAAGGGAAGACATGGGGCACACGATTTAAAAACACGATGAAGCAGCAGGGCTGGGAGCCGCAGGCGAATCCTGACGGCAGCGTTACGTATATCAAGCCAACACGCGAGTAACCTTACATGTCATTAGTTGTTAGTTCCACCACCGACAGCCAGGAAGCCGTGAACGCAGCGGCCGGCATCGAAGCCCCGGTAGAAGAGCAGGCGCAGAAGCCAACGTCCCCGGTTCCACTCGAGGATCCCGACACCGAGGAAGAGGAACCCGAGGAGCCGGACGAGGAGGATTCCGATAAACCAGCAGCCGAAGCGAAGAAGCCGAAGGGTGGGTTTCAGCGTAAAATCGAGCGTCTGCAGGCGCAGAACGAGCAGCGCGAGCAGCGTATCCGGGAGCTCGAGGCGGAACGCCAACGGTACGCGCCGCCACCGCAGCAACAGCAACCCGCAGGCCCCCCGAGAGCCGAGGATTACCCCAACGATTACGAGGCGTATAACCGGGCGGTGATCCGTTACGAGGCACGCCAGGAGATCGAGCAGGAGTTTGCCGCCCGGGTGCAGATGCAGCGCCAGATGGCGGAGCAGAAAGCGCAGCAGGAAATTGACCAGCGCTGGCACCAGGGGGTGAGCGCGTTGCGGCAGGAAGCCGCGGACTTCGAAGATACGCTCGAGAACGTATCGCACATCATTATGCCGCCGTGGATTGAAGCGGCGATCAAGCGGGATCCGAACGGAGCGAAGTTGGCTTACGAGCTGGCACGCCACCCGGAAGAGTTTCAGAAGATCGCCGAGATCCCGAACCCGCTGGAAGCGATTTCTGCTCTGGGCGAGTTTCGAGGGTCGATCAAAGCTACAGCGGCAGCACCGCGCAAAGTTGCATCTGACGCGCCGGCACCCATTAGGCCAGTGGGTCAAAGCGCCTCAGGGACACGGGTTACCCGTTCGCTCGATGAGTTGTCCTACCAGGACTACAAGCGGGCCCGCGAGCGGGAGATCAAAGCGCGGAAGCAGCGCTAGGCGACCGTCGTGAGATAGACGCCTGGCGAACCAACTAACCGGTTAGGTAACTACCGCTGAGAAGCGGAAGGAGAACAATACTGTATGGCTGGAAACAGTCTCTTGACCATGAGTATGATCACACGCGAAGCTGCGCGTGTTCTTGAAAACAACCTCTGTTTCGCGAAGCAGATACGTCGCACGTAAAATTATGCGTCCCGGTTGAGTAATCAGCCGGTGAAAACGTCGAGAATTCGGTGAACGCCTAAACGCATCGCGCTAAAGCGAAGACGCGCATGGCAACACCGAGCCGAGCCGCAAACAATGCGGAAGGTGTAACGACTATCCCGTAAGGGAGTAGGGTCAAGCGGCCCGAAGCACGACGGATCCCATGTGGATCATGAGATAGTCTGACCTCTGTGCGAAAGCCAGAGCAGTCCGCCGCGCTAAAGCGAGGAAAGGACGGGTTCAGAAGTAGCGATCTGAACTGAACATAAGTGATGCTGACGAATTTGCTCGTTCCGGTGCCAAAATTGGCAGCGTTTTAAACATAAGAAAGCCCCCCAAGTACATTGGGCGCGTTGGTAGGACCTGCGCGATTGAAGACGTAGTCGAGACCAGTGTGCCGTTGTCCCTCACAACGCAATTCGGTGTGGACATGTCGTTCACATCGGCTGAGATGGCGCTAAGCATCGACGACTTCTCGGATCGCATCTTGAAGCCGGCAATCGCGGTAGTAGCGAACAAGATCGATCGCGATCTGCTGTCTCTGTACAACGTGGTACCCAACGTTGTGGGAACCGCGGGAGTCGTGCCCAACGCATTGCTCACGTACTTGATGGCGGGGGTGGCCTTGGATGACAACATGGCGCCTCGCGATAATCAGCGGGCCATCGTCGTAAATCCGATCCAGCAGGCAACCATTGTGGACGCGCTCAAGGGCTTATTCCAATCCGCTTCGCAGATCGAGGATCAGTACGAGCAGGGCACGATGGGCCTGACCGCTGGATTCAAGTGGTGTATGGATCAGAATGTGTGGACCCACACCGCGGGAGCCTATGGCGGCGCTCCGGTGGTTTCGGGGGGCTCGCAGGTAGGCAGCAACCTGTTGGTATCGGGCTTCAGTGCAGCAGCGGCTCCCCGGCTCAAGAAGGGCGACATGTTCACGCTGGCGGGTGTTAATGCCGTTAATGGGCAGAACCGGCAGACGCTCGGCTACCTGCGAACGTTCGTAGTCACCGGCGATGTTTCCTCAGCCGCTGACGGTACGGCAACGGTGCCGATCTATCCGCCGATCGTCGCCACTGGTGCAACGCAAACCGTAACCGCGTCTCCGGCTGGTGGTACCCCGCTCACCATGACGTTCACGGCAGGCCAGGTTACCTCGCAGGCCCTCGCATTTCACAAGGACGCATTCACATTTGCTTCCGCGGATTTACCCCTGCCCGATGGAGTGGACAAGGCAGCGCGGGTCAGCGATTCGCAGCTGGGGTTGTCGATCCGCATGATT